GGGAATTCCGATCTACTCTCGATTCCTGGCACATGGCTCGTATCTTCTCCTCTGATCCCGCTCTAAATGCGACCTTCGTCACTGCAAATCCAACCGACCGTGTCTATGCTGAGACCTCGTCAAATGAACTTCAGGTCATGGTCAACCACAAAATCTCCGCCCGAAGAATCGTTTCTAAGGTCGGAACCCCAAGGAGCTTCTGATGAAAACCCGTAAATCCGCCCGCCGCCGCACTGAGTATGTAGACCCTAACCCTATGACCCTTCCGGTCAAATTCCAAAAGCCGCCAACATTAGCTGAACAAATCGCGCGCTACATGGGGGCCCATTCCCGCTTCCAGGAGGCCCAAGGCGACGAAAGTCCCGATGAGGCCGACGACTTCGAGATCCAAGACGATGACGGCATCTACAGCCCCCACGAGCTCGTTAGAGACGAGCTCCTAAACAAGGACCTCACCCGCTATGAAAAACAGGTCCTAGACGTCCAACGGGCTAAATTCGATCAAGATCTCCAAGCCCGCATCCGAGAGGCTAAAAAGGAAAAGGCTCTTATCGCCTCTGCCCAAAAGTCTCTCGCTGAACGTAAGTCCAAAAAATCCGAGTCCATTGACGAGGAATAACACCAGTACACTTCCTTGATATGTACTGGTCTAGGTGACACCAAAAAGGAGAGTTATGGGACGGAGCAAAAATAAAAGGTCCACGCGTACTGTAAGTACTAACCATCGGTTGCGCTCGGCCTCTAATGCTTCGTCCTACTCTCCCTCTCAAGTCCCCTATGGCGGGTACCGCTATCTTGGGGGCTTGTTGTCACCTAGTACTAAACCTCAACCCTACTCGCGGCGTCGAACCCCCGTCCGCGATCTACCCTATGCCACCCCTAGCCAGCCTGCCTCCCGATCTAACCCCGGACGAATCCGTGTATATCAACCGCTACCTGCGGGTATTCGGACCCAAAAACCTACAAAAGCAGCTGGACCGGATAAAGCGCCTGAAGACTCCCAAACCATGGTTTGTGTGTCTCGATCTGAACGGCGCGAGGTACTTCACGCACTTCGTAAAACTGGAAAAGCCGGTCAAAAACGCCCGGTCTATAACTGGAAGTCAGAAATTCATTGCAAAAAACGCCGATAACTTCGGCATAATCTTCTAGGAGTATTATTATATGTGGCCCGCAATCTTAGCTGGAGTCGGTGGCTCAATCCTTGGGGGAATCCTAAATAACAATTCCCAAAACAAGGCCACTGACGCTAACACCCAGCTCAACCGCGAAAACCAAGAACTTCAAAAAGAGTTCGCTCAAAACGGCATGCGCTGGAAAGTCGCTGACGCAAAAGCCGCAGGCGTAAATCCTCTCGTAGCTTTAGGCGCCCCCACTGCCTCATTCTCTCCCGCCTCTATTGGCCAAACCGCCAATACGTCTCTCGGCGACTCTCTCTCTAACGCCGGTCAAGACGTCTCCCGCGCTATCTCTGCTACTCGCACCGCTGATGAACGAACCATTGCTCAATTAAACGTTCAAGGTGCTCAACTCGACCTCGAGGGCAAAGCCCTCGATAATCAAATTAAACAATCCCAACTCCGTAAATTAGAAGCTGTCGGCCCGGCCTTCCCGGGTACCGACTCCTTCATTCCCGGCCAAGGTAACTCTGGCCGCTCTATCACCGAAAAAAATATGGAGCGTACTAAAACCCTTAAAGGCTCCCCCGAAGCCGAACCCGGAGCTATCTCCTCCGTCGGCTGGGCTAAAACTAAAACAGGTGTAGTCCCCATCCCTTCAGGCGATGTAAAACAGCGCATTGAAGATAACATGCCCCATGAGTTCTCCCACTTCTGGCGCAACAACATAGCCCCAAACTGGGGCGGCGGAACCAAACCCCCCAAATCCGCTCTACCGAAAGGGGCCACTTCCTGGGAGTGGTCCCTTTCGTCTCAAGAATTTCAACCCTACTATCCTAAATACAAATTCGAAAAACGCTGGCCTCAATAACAAAGGAAAAATATGCGCAAACGTAAAAATCGTAAACGCCGCTCAAGTCGTAAAATGTTAAAGCGAAAGCTCATTCGGAAACGCATCGGCGACCGGCTCTAAAACATGCTCTGTAAAAATCCGTACATCCATCCCCAAAGGGGTCTTCCCTTTGGGTGTGGTCAATGCACGCCCTGCACTCTCAAACGCCGTAGGCTCTGGGCTACCAGAATTATGCTGGAATCGTACAAACATGCAAAAAATGCATTCTTGACATTAACGTATTCTGATGACCATCTACCAGTAGATGAAAATCTCAAACCGCAAGATCTCCAAAAATATCTCAAACGACTTCGTAGATCTGTCCCTCACCCAATCCGCTTCTTCGCGTGTGGTGAATACGGTGACCTATCTCAGAGACCTCATTACCACGCTGCCATCTTCGGTCTCGGACCAGAGGACGCGCACACGCTTGATAAAGCATGGGGCCTCGGCCATAGCTTCGTTGGAGATCTTAACCAAGACACTGCAACGTATATCGCTGGCTACGTCACAAAAAAAATGACAAACCCGAATAACCCCATGCATGAATTTCTTCTATCTGGCCGTCACCCTGAATTCGCTCGTATGTCTCTCCGTCCTGGTATTGGTGCCTCGTCGGTATCCGACATTGCCGATACTCTTACCACTCCTGCTGGCTGTGACGCTCTTTCTCGTGTCGGTGACGTACCCCACGCCTTGATGATGGGAAAAAAATCCATCCCCTTAGGAAAATATATTAGGAGAAAACTCCGTGAAAAAATCGGCTTCCCTGAATCGAAAACTCCCCAAAAATCCCTCGACGACTGGAAGGAGGAAATGCTTAAATTGTATGAAGAGTTTAAAGGAACGTCGAAAAATCCGTCGCGGTACGCAGACCGCAATGAACAGTTCAAACAGTTCCTTATCTCAAAAAATGCTCAAAAAGTGCTGCAGTTAGAGACCCGTTCGAAAATTTTCACCGCGAAAAAAGGATCAGTATGAAACGTAATAAACACTCCCTCTCCCATTACAAACTTCTCTCGTGTGACCAAGGTCAACTTATTCCCATCGGTCTTCAGGAAGTCCTTCCCGGAGACTCTTTCAAACATTCCACTTCCGCTCTTATCCGTGTCGCTCCTCTTGCGACCCCCGTCATGCACCCTGTCCGTGCTCGTATCCACCACTTCTTCGTTCCTCATCGCCTTATCTGGAACGACTGGGAAAACTTTATCACTGGCGGACCTGATGGTCTTAACGCCTCAACATTCCCAACAATCGACGTAGCTGGTGCTGCCGTCGGATCCCTCGCCGATTATCTCGGCGTCCCCCCTTCTCTCGCCGCTGGTAAAGGTACGGTTTCTGCCCTCCCTTTCCGCGCTTATGCAGCGATTTATAATGAATTCTATCGCGATCAAGACTTAAATACTGCTCTTACTATCGACCTCACTGATGGGGTCGATACAACAACCAACACAGCACTCCAAAAGGTGTGCTGGGAACGTGATCGCTTCACCCTTTCCCGTCTTACTCCCCAAAAAGGTGCCGCTGTTACCCTCCCTCTTGGGACTTCGGCTCCTGTTACCGGTATTGGTAAACTTTCTACGACCTTTGCTGCTGGTTCTACCAATGTTTATGAATCTGGGCAGACTTCCGGCACTGTGAATTATCCGACCGCTGCCGGTCCTCTGGATAACTCTGCCAATAACCAATTCTATGTCAGGCAAGCTGGCTCCTCCGGCTATCCTGACATCATCGCCGATCTTTCTACTGCTACTGCAGCAACCATCACGGAACTGCGAACTGCGTTCGCATTACAACAATATGCTGAAAACCGATCCCTCTACGGCTCACGATATACGGACTATCTTGCTTTCCTTGGAGTTAAGTCGTCTGATGCACGCCTTCAAAGACCCGAGTACTTGGGCGGCGGCGTGCAAACTATCCAATTTTCCGAAGTTGTATCTACAGCTCCTGGAACATTCGACTCCACAGAATACCCCTCCGGCACCCTCTCCGGTCACGGAATCGGTGCAATGAAATCTAACTCCTATAAACGCTTCTTCGAGGAACACGGCTATGTCATCTCTTTACTCTCCGTCATTCCAAAAACGATTTACGCGGAAGGCATTCCTAAAACTTGGAACCGGAGAACCAAAGAAGACTTCTTCCAGACCGAACTCCAATTTGTGGGCCAAGACGAAGTGCTTAATAAAGAAATTTACGCTGAGCACGCTACTCCAACTGGAACGTTTGGGTATATTGACCGATACGATGAGTATCGAAGAGCTGAAAGCACTATTGCCGGAGAGTTTCGAACGACCCTCGACTCTTGGCACATGGCCCGAATCTTCGGGGCCTCTACTCCCGCGCTAAACGCCACCTTCGTTACTGCAAATCCGACTGATCGGATCTATGCTGAAACTACGACCAATGAACTTCAGGTCATGGTTAACCACAAAATCCGCGCCCGCCGCATTGTTTCTAAAACCGGCACGCCAAGGAGCTTCTAATGTCGAAACGCAAAGTCACCCGCCGTCACGAAGCCACTGATCCACGGCCTATGAGCCTTCCAGTGAAGTTTCAGCGTCCACCAACTCTCGCCGAGCAGATTGCCAGATATCTCGGCGCCCACGAACGCTACGCTGCCCAACAAGGCGAGGAGCACCCGGACGAAGCCGATGACTTCGGCTCGGACGAACTCGACGAAGCCGTCTACAGCCCCCATT